CTTCAAAGTAGTTTACCGTCGCCACACCAACTTTGCCATTGAAGCTATCCAAAATACCTTCAACGGCACTGCTGGTTTCGGTAAACGCGTAGTCTGCCAAATCTCCCGCAACGGTGATTTAATATGGAAGATCTATTTACAAGTAGATTTACCATTATTACCAGCAGCTACTAAATGGGCAGCTTACCCAGGTCTCCGCCTCTTACAAGACGTAGAAGTTGAAATCGGTGGTCAACGCATTGACAAACACTATGCCTTCTGGATGTACATCTGGAACGAACTTACCCTGCCAATCGGCAAACGCTACGGTTTCCAAGTCTTAACTGGTGATCAACTGCCAACTGCATCTGCAGTGTACACCGTATTCGTTCCATTAGAATTCTGGTTCTGCCGCAACGTCGGCCTTGCCCTACCATTAATTGCTCTGCAATACCACGAAGTCAAGATCAACATTGACTTCGAATTTGCCGTAAACATGGTTTCCTACGGCGCAATCACCTCCGGCACTGACCTTGCCAATGCGCAATTATGGGTAGATTACATTTTCCTGGATACCGATGAACGCAGACGTTATGCTCAGCTGTCCCATGAATATCTGATTGAACAGCTGCAATACACCGGTGACGAATCAATCACCGGCAACACCAACAACATTCGCCTGAACTTCAATCATCCTTGCAAGGAATTAGTGTGGGTTGTCCAGAACAACAATGCAGTTGGCTCTGGTACATCCAATGACTGGACTAACTTCACATCTACTTCAACCTGCAATTTATCCGAAGCTGGTCTGGAAGCAATCGTCAAGACTACACCAAACACCAACTTATCCTTAACCAGCTTCTCCAACCCAGTTGCCCAAGCTCAAATCAAACTGAACGGCCAAGATCGCTTCTACATCCGCAATGGACCATACTTCAGCGTCTTACAACAATACCAACACCACGAGAACGTATCATACAATCCAGGTATCAATGTCTACTCTTTCGCCCTGAAACCAGAAGAACATCAACCATCTGGCACCCTGAATTTATCTCGCATCGATACCGCTGTGCTGTATTTAATCACCCAGCTACCAGGTACCGTAGCAGCCGCAGTCAAGATCTATGCCGTCAACTACAACGTGCTCAGAATCATGTCTGGTATGGGAGGCCTCGCATACAGTAATTAGATAACCTAAGTACAATAAACTTCTTTTTATAAATTATCCTTCGATTGGGATAGCCATACAAAATATATCATTTAATTTTTGTTTATAAAATTTGATTTCTTCCAATGTGATATATTGTTTTCTAGATAGTATTTGAATAAAAGAATTGTTATTACCAGAATCAATAATAGCATATGATTCATAATCTGTATCAAGAATTGTATAATCGATTTCAGGTAAACCGACAATATATGATTTGCACCGATTATCATTGCAAATCAATTTTTGATCAATTTTAATCTTTCTTGAATTCAAAGAACATTCAGTAATTGAGTATAGTTCATCAATTTTCTCATTATAAAGAAAAGTAATTATACAATTCTTATTCATCGGCATATATTTCTTATAACTAGCAACTTCATACCATACTCCAGTAAATTCAAATTTGTTTAAGGGGAACGTCATTTTTACACTTATTAGAGATGAAATATAAAAAGTTTTTGGAGGAGAAGCTTTCAATATATCCATTAAATGTGAGAAAGTACTGTATACCATATAAGTATTGGAAACTAAAAATAAAACACCACCCAGAATTTGTTAGAATCTTCTGGAAACTATTAATTCATCGTCAATGTAAACGTCTAGACAAATTCTTAGCATCCGAATACTCAGGTGCAAATAGAAATAAACTCATCGATTATGAAAATCTCTGCTTGATCAATATTGATACATTATATAAAATATGTAAAAAAATAGAAAAAAAAATAGGTTTACCAGCATTAGACTTCTTCTTCAAAGGGCTATGCAGAAGAAATACATACAAATTCCTGGAAGCATCAAACGAAACACTTGTTTAGCTTTATCGGTTTTTAATATCTAAAAGATCTTGTTGTGTTATATTAGCATATTCAGGATGTATATTTTTAATTATTTTTAATCTTAATTTAGCTAGTTTATCTATAGAATTATCTTCTATTTGATCTATTTTAATTAATTTATCTATCATTTCTATAATACCTTGTTTACATCTTTCTAATGGGTTAGTCTCTTCTGATGTAGATAATAGTTTAATTATAAAAAGAGAATTGCCATATATATCAATCTTATTTCCTGTATTTAAAAGAATTTTACATATATCACGTATAACTATACACATTTTTATAAATTCTTTTATTTCAATTATACTTCTAAGAGTTGTATAATTTTCTCGATTGAATAAATACGTTACTCTATGATCTAATATAACTCTATTTTTTAATTGACTTATACTAAACCAATACATCCAATCTTGTGAAATTAAAAATATAAAAAGACCATCATAATTTAATATTTTTGAATCCAAATAAAATGTAGACTTATTCTTTAGAAAATAATTATATAGATTATCAATATAATCTTTATTAGTTTGATTAGTTATGTATTCTATTAAATAATCATTATTATTTATTCTTTCTAATATATATTGTTTTATTATATCAAATTCTGCTGGTGGTGCTGCTGATGCTCTTGCTGATGCTCTTACTGATGCTGCTGCTGCTCTTGCTCTTGTTGATGCTCTTGATGCTGCTCTTGATGATGCTGCTGGTACTGTTGGTACTGCTGATGCTCTTGATGCTGCTGCTGGTTCTCCTGATGATGCTGCTGGTACTGTTGGTACTGCTGATGCTCTTGCTCGTACTCCTGGTGCTGCTGGTACTGTTGGTACTACTGATGCTCCTGATGCTGGTGCTCTTGCTGATGCTCTTGGTGCTGGTACTCCTAGTGCTGCTGATGCTCTTGATGGTGGTGCTGGTACTACTGTTGCTCTTGCTGATGCTTCACATGATGCCCCACATCCACGGCCTTTTTGTTTTTTTGTTTTAATTTTAGGTAGTATACTACCAGGAATCATAAGAATACTTGGTGTAAAAAGATCACTAAATATATCATTTTGTGTTTTTTTTCTAACCATTATATTATTATTAGAAAAAAATATATTATAAAAATATAATAATGACATCCAAGAACAAAATACCATTCGGTGAATTAAAGAAAGGCGATTTAACTACATTTGGATATATAAATGTGAAAAATTTGAAAGCTGAAGAACGTCATAAAGCTCTAGATAAAGCCATTAAAGACCATGGAGCACTTGATGTAATGCGTAAATTAAATCTTCTTATGATATTAAATCGCAATACACATCCTACAACATCTGCGATATTTCTAAGAGACAGAAACTGGGTTCAGAAAAATTATTTGCATACTAAATAATAAATGACTAAACTAGAAAATGATGATGAAGAAGATTATGTAATTAATAATCGAAATACCCCATCAATTATCATTGATATTGGAAATTTAAAAGATAGATATTCTGATGATCCAATAATTCAACATTTGAAAAAAGAATACAACAATGTGAAAAAAGAAGGATCGCATATTGGGACTATTATGTAAAATTACGTATAATGAATAATGTTTTATCAATACCTTTACTACTAATTACTAGTGCAACTGGTATAACAACAATTGCTCAAGTTGGATATAATACTAAAATAATATTACCGGTAATCTCTACAATATTTGGTGTAAGTAGTGCTGTTCTTTCAGCATTGCAAAGATACTTTGCATATCCTGAAAGAGCTGAGCATTCTAAATATATGGCAAAGAATTATGCCCGTATTCAACGAAAAATAGAAGATGTAATTGTATATATTGAAAGTTCATCTGCTAGTTATGATTCTAAAAGTTTCAAAAAGACAATAGATGATATAACTAAAGAATTTGAAAAAATTGCTTATGAAACAGAAGACATACCTCCATGTTTAATGGAAAAATTTGAAAATATTATATTATCCCCGCAGACTTCTCAGATTCCGCAGGCTTCTCAGATTCCGCATGTCACTCCTTTAAAAACTTCTAGAGGTTCTAAACTATCATCATATGCCCCCAAACCCAAGAATTATTCACCACCATCAGAGTCCCGCAGTCCCCGCAAAAAGAAATAAAAGATTCAGAACCAGCTCTTTTACTAAAATATATCTAAATATAAGAAATCGATGAATGATCTACCTAGAGAATGTATCTTAAAAATAATATCATATTTAGACATTGACTCTAGAAGAGCACTAAATATTTATACAAAAATGAAAATTCCAAAAGTAATAGTTGATAACATCAATAATATTATAAAAATACCAAACACTTATATGCATAATGATAACACAAATGTGTTTTTTATATTACTAGGTTCAACATATGTCATCATTCATGAATATAATACATCTCTAAATTTAATTGAATATTATCTAGAATATAATAGAACTACAAAATGTGTCTTTCATAAAGACATCTATTTATTTGTCTTACCAGAAATATATAAATATATTGAAAATGATTATTCAAAAATAGTATGAGAATTCTTTCTAATTTCTAAGAATTTCAACTATGATATTTATAATATCAAGCCGCTTTCTTTTTGATTAGCTACACTTCAATATTAAGAGTTTGAATTTATAACATATAGAAATCCATCTACTTCTATTTTGTTTTTAATTGACCTACTCATTCTTGTTGGAGGTATTCCAGCTGCTTCTGCAGCTTTTGCGATTGTTATGTAACCATCAACTACATTATTGTCTTTATCTATTTTATTAACTTTTTTAGAAGTGGATGAAATTTTATTTTGATAATTAATATTTGTTTTAAGGTTGAGTCCATAATATCCGATACCATTACCACCAGGTGCCCAAATATTTGATTTTAGAATATATTCGCATTCATTCAAGTATTTAGTTAGATTATCAGTATCTGTTCTAATGTTAATATCTTTGTTATTACGTTTTTTCCAATCCAAATATTCATCCATTAATTCATTCCTCAATACTTTTGCATCAGATGAGAATACACAATTACTAAATACAAATATTTCAACTTCAGTAAATAACTTTTGTTTATATAAAATTGGCTTTAGTTTAATACCTTTGAAACCATTTACTACACCCGATTTAGTCTGTAAAGACATACGAATAGGTTTAAATTTAGTAGTTAAATAATCATTTAATTTCAAATAGGATTCTTTATCTGCTGTTTTAGACCACAATCTATATTGCCCACTAATATTTTTCGAAGAGACTTCTGCATTACTATCAATTTCGCAACATTCTGTAATGTATTTTTCAAATCTATTATTGACATCATCGGTTGTTTCATAAGTTTTATCAATCATTTCAAAATCAACTTGTGTTGAAGCATCACATGTCGAAATATTAGGATTTTTCAGATTATTAACTATTATTGTTTCAGTATCAACTAATTTAAATAGTTTCGTTTTTCTCAATTCTTTGTTTGACATATTTATCAATTTGATTGTATTTAGTGTATGAATGATCAAATATTTAGCTTCATCTATGTCAATATTGAACATTTCGCCTCTGATATTATGTGTTTTTAACAACTGATGAATCCAATCCTCAAAAATTTTCAATCCAATAATTGATGTATCAATTTCTACTGTATATACTACTTTTCCATATGGATGAGTTTGCTTATACGGCTTGATTCTATTATGTAGTTTTTCAGTTGCACCAATTTTTAATATAGATTCTTTTACAGTATCACGGGCATCTGTATTATATATATAGATCACTGGTGTATTAGTTATTTTTTTCTGCAAATCTTTTTTTAATTTTTCATTTTCTTTTTTCTGTTCTTCCAATTCTTTGTTTTGTTGTTCTAATTTTTGTTGTACATCATAATTTCCTTTAAGGCGCAATTCTTTGATAACTTCACATACCCAATTTTGAAATTCAATAGCAATAGGTTTTCTAGAACGGAAAAGTAATTTATAAAGTCCTTTTTCAGTTAAAAATATAACATTTTGATTTCCACCAGGGGTCTTGATATTACGGTACTCCTTCTCTGTTTCATTAAAATCATCAATACTTGAATGGTAAGATTTAATTTCCAAAACATCCGCTATTTCTGATGCCCTAAATAGCGGATTATTATTGTCTCCTAATATAGTTATATTATGAGTATATTGGTTATCTGTAAATGCTTTTATAATTTCCATTTTTAAGCTTAGGGGGTCTCGATATACATATATACCCCCTTATCCTTAAATAGTTTTGCACCCCTTTTAGGTATTCCGCTTCACTTTAATAACAGGTGCATTTTTATTTTTGCGTTTATTGATAACCATGACATCATAATCTTCTTCATCGTCTGGCTCATCAGCCATTCCAAAAGCCCGACGTTCCTGGTCACGTTCTTGGATATCCCATAGTTCACTCGAGCAAACTCGGAAATTACATGATACATCTGCCTTGTACCAATAAACTTGGTTGCTAAGTTGATTAGATTGCACCTTATTGTCAACTAAAAGACATTCATAGTTCTCGGTGCATTGTGTAAATACTTGTCTAAATATTTCAAAAGATGGAAACATCCCTGCATATTGATTATAAAGACGCTCTTGATTCTTTAAAATGGGATCGCGTAAAATGAAGACGTAATCGATGTTACTTCTAAGGATTGGTGGGATTCCCATCGAGTACTGCATAGTAATGATAAAAGTTACGTTATAGTGACGCCCATTCATAAACAAGGCACGTATATTTCTATCATTCGGCCACGTTTTATCATATAGGCAATCATCCAAAACTAAGAAAGCTCTCGGATCTAGATCAGTTCTTCCATATTTTTTTATTTCTGCTTCATATTGATTAGTTATTTTTTCTTGTCTATCCAGAAACTTTTGAATAATAGATGGTTCAAATTCATCATAAATAAGCATTTTTGGTACAAATTTTTCAAAGAAATGATTAGCTTTTTCAGTTGCTGATATAACTATACCAACTGGCCAACCAGTATTGTATCTGAACAAATCTTGACATAATATACTTTTACCAGTATTTCTTTTACCGATTAAAAGAATTGTCGACCCAGATTTAATGTTTTTCATATCAAACTTATTCAGTTCTAGTTTCATTCCTCTTATCAAATATAACATTTATTTTCTAGATATTTGACCGATTGAGAAACTATCTAAAGATACACCTGCTCCGACATTAATATTTTCGCGAACTTTTCTAACAGTTTCTAATTCTGCAAGATTTTGTTGTTCCAAGTCATCTAATTTAGTTGTATCAGAATCAACTAAATCTCCTCCTCTGTGTGTATGTCTACCAAATATCTTGTTAAATTTAAATAAAGAAGTTATGTTAAATAAATAGACAAGAGCTATAAATATTACAAAAAGAGCTAGAAATAGGCTTGTTTTGCTAAAAATATCTTTCATTTCGCTTGCTCTTTTGCTAGCTCTTTCGTTTGCTCTTTCGCTTGCTCCTTCGCTTGCTCTTTTAATATTCTTCTTTTTATCAATTGATATTAATAAAATATATGATATTAAAGTTCCAAAAATAACAGTTAATGGTTTAATTAAGTTCATTCTAGAAATAGTATATGTTTCTTAACTAAATATAAAAACGCATGCCTTAAAAAAAAGCATCTTCAGCATATTTAAGCTGTGGTATTTTCTTAGTCTTTTGAATAACATTAATCTGAGAAGGATTTCTAATTAATATACTCTTGACATTACCGTTTGTATTCAATTTTTCTACGGGAGAATTAACAGATATGTATTCATCTGGTACAAGTTCCGGACGAATCGATACTGTTTCTTGTTCTTCTTCTAACAGTACTTGCGCTTTTACTTCTTCTACTGCTTCTTCTTTTGCTGCTTCTTCTCTTTCTTCTCTTACTGCTTCTTCTTTTACTGCTTCTTCTCTTACTGCTTCTTCTCTTACTGCTTCTTCTCTTGCTGCTTCTTCTCTTGCTGCTTCTTCTCTTGCTGCTTCTTCTCTTACTGCTTCTTCTCTTACTGCTTCTTCTCTTACTGCTTCTTCTTTTGCTGCTTCTTCTCTTACTGCTTCTTCTCTTACTGCTTCTTCTCTTACTGCTTCTTCTCTTACTGCTTCTTCTCTTACTGCTTCTTCTCTTACTGCTTGTACTGTTTCTTCTAGCGGTGATTTTTCATTTATAGATAATAAAACTGGTTCTGGAATAGGAATTGGTTTTGTAGCTTTTACAGTTACAGGTAGAATAAGTTCTTTGTCGGATTCTTCGTCGGCTTCTTCGTCGGATTCTTCTTCGGAATCTTCTTCAGATTCTTCTTCGGATTCTTCAGATTCTTCGGATTCTTCTTCGGAATCTTCTTGGGAGTCTTCTTGGGAGTCTTCTTCGGATTCTTCAGGATTATTTGTTCTTACAACATTTATAATTTGATCCATTGGAATAAAAGAGCGAACTCCATTTATAATTGATTTTTTGATAATTTCTTCTATTTGATTTAGATTATACTGTTTTTCAACAGATTTAATATTATGATAGAATAAATAAGGTTGCTTTAAAAATTGCTTAGCGGCTAATAAAATAACTCGATGAAAGAATGATTCTGGATATACTCTCTTTAATCGAATTTCATTTGTAATATTATTAGACAATGCTTGTATCTTTACATAAACTATAATAGTTTCTTTAATTAAATCATTAATATAATTACATTTAATTTTGTTCATAAAATATTCATATACATTTTCAACTTGATGATTACTCCAGTCAGGCATTTTCATAAGAATATTTTGAAAACTAGATAAAGTATTTTTGTCCGTAGTTATTAAATTATTATAAATCTCAATAAAATAAGTTACTATCGATTCTGTTATTAATTCTAACAAATGGGAAGTAAATTCATTCTTTTTTTCAATAAGTGCATCCATCTGTTTTTAATGCTTAGAAAATGTAGCTACAAACAACCGCATAAAAATAATTTAAAAATTAAAAGTTACTTTTTTTTACGAGCTCCACTTGTTGGATTTGAAAATAATTTTTTAGCAGCAGATTCTAAAATTATTACATGATCATGTAATATCAATAAATCTGCTTTTCGATCATTCTCTTCAGTTAAAGATAATTTATTTTTTAACGAATTTCTAAGATGTTCAAGCTCTTTAAAATACATTGGTATTTTATCTGCAGATTCTTGATCTTTAGCAGCTAAAGTCATCCATCCTAATTTTTCAAAAGCAGATTTATGCCATTCATGTAATTGCCATAAAGTAACCGGGTGCATTTCTATTTATTTAATAGAAAAAATTATTTGAATTACAAAATATTTTACAAGATATGATGAGTTTATTTGATTCAGCAATTTATCTTAAGACTTATTTTTATTAAGAGATATAGTCACAGTAGCGACTCTTTCAATTCCATCATCAATATTTGATAAAGCGGAATTCAATATAAGTTTTTGTTTTTCCAATTTTAGTTTTTCAATTACGATATTTAGATGTATGAAAAACTTTTTTTGTTGTTCAAAATTACTATTTGGAATAAATTGATCAATTTCTTTGTATAATTCTAAATATGATACTCCAGTCTGATTATTAAAATTAATCCATCTAGAATATTCATTTTGATTAACTTTATATGAAGAACTAAAGTTACTATTTGCTTGATCAATTAATAAATGAACTCCACAATGTAATTTGCACCGCCAATAAAGATTAGAATCTTTCAAAAATTGGTTAATTTTTTTCATAATTCC